AGCTGAACCAGCTGGTATATCGTAGTTGTTTGTTACACCTGCATCGGTTGTAAATAAAGGATAAAGTACACCATGTTTACACGTACCATCATTACCAGTACCTGTTGTTTTCTTTTCTCCGTTATCAACTACTGCATCATCTGGAATGTTTACATTAAAACCAGATGGTTTTATTTCCATGTATAATCCAGGTAATTGATTTGTACCTTGGCCCATTCCTTGGTCGTCATTTAAAAAGTCTTTAGCTTGTCCTTCTACATTTAAAACTTTTGCTTTTACAACCTCGGTTATAGGACCACCAACATCTGTCTTTACAATTAAAGTATCTCCTGTTTTAACTTTGTTTTGATTGTCGCCTTCTAATTTAAAATAAGTGACCTGTGATGTTTGAACAGAGTAATAAAAATTAGAAAATATTGTTTCGTAATTACCCTTACTTGGTTTTACAACAAACTTATATCTCTGTGCCCATGATGGAGCGTAGTTTTGAACTGTTGCTCTAATACTATTAAGTGTTATGCTATTAGCAGTAGGTATACTGATAGTATTAAAATTACTTGTTAATACTGTTGATGCTCGTCCATACTCATCTAAATAAACAATACCAGTGGCAAAGTCTCGATTACTATGTAATGAACCTGTGTCTGATGCTGTACTGAAAACTGCGTCACCCGAAACAATTCTAAAGTATTCATATAAATCAGTTTGAGATATAGGGGGTGTAGCTGTTGGGTCTGCAGCACTGATAAACTTCATTGCTATTACTTGCAATCCAATAATATCACTACCTGGTGTAGCTGTAATTCTAAACCCTTGTTGAGCTGAAGAACTATCTATACCACTTATCTCTTTTGAAAAGACACATGCACCTACAGACGGGAGAGCTAAATTATTATTAAACCTATCAGTTAGCGAACCACCCTGGCTGGCATCTGCCATTGTAAAAAAATTTACACCCAACTGTGTTCCTATTGCGTTTCTAAAATCAGAGCTTTGGGAAAAATCGTAAACTGTGGCATAGTCTTGTTGCAGTGTAATACCTATATCAAAATTAATAATGCCTTGTGAAAAATTTATATTATCTTGAAAACAAGATTCACCTGTTGTACCACCGATTTGGGAAGACTCTAATAAAATACTTAAATTTAAAATAGAATTTTGTTTTAGCTTATCGTTTATTTCAGATAAATCAAATTGAACAACAGCATTAGTAGCTGTCACTGTATTGTTTGGGTCAATCGTATAATTAGTACCATTAGCTAATGTAGGGTCTTGTAATTGGATAAATCCTACGTTTTTAGTTACAAGTTCCGTTGTATAATCAATAGCTATTTTCTGGTCATTTTCATTTGTAATATTATAACCGTCAGTGTAATTACCATATATTAGACGATTACCCATAATAGTTAATGCTCGAGCTTTCTTAGGAACATTATCGTATAACCTAAGTAACTCATCACTACCTAAAACAGAATATATTTTACTATTGTTAAACTGAAAAGTATGTACAGAATTATCAGCCCAACCTTGCTCTAATTTGTTAAATCTTTCTATAACATAAATATTATTTGTGTTTGAGTCTTTAAACAATAAATCTACTTCATTAACTCTTTCACTTCCCGTGTTGAATGATACATTAACAGCGTTAAATCTGTTTGTCATTCCTTCATTATTATAATTTTTTACACTAAACTTAAAAGGGTTTGGAGCAAAAGCAGCTTTTGAAAATAATGATGTTGCACTATATTCGTTGTTTGCATATCTGTAACGATAAGCAAAGGATAAAAATCTATCTTCAATATAATTTTCTGAACCAGTTAATTCTAAACCAACAAAGGTTGGTGCGGGTAATGGTATATCTGCAGTTGGAGTTACACCAGGTTCAAACTCATAACCAGGTGGTTTTACTATAACATTTAAATCTTCGTCTACTATTTGGTCTACCTGTCCTACAGGAAAATCATAAGAAAAAGTAACGTTTATTTTTCTGGGTGGATTAAAATTATCGGAAAAGAAAAGTAAATCCTCTATCTTTTCTACTGCAGTCATTAAATATAAAGGATTAAAATTTAAAACAGTAAAAGATATTACATGGTATCTAAGTGTATTCGCATTTGTATTATATGATAAAATTAAATCAAGTGGTTTGACCTTACCTCCAGTAGTATAGTTAGGGTCATGAACAAACCAATACAATGTTTCATTTGCACTGTCTTCATACGCACCAATACATGTCGCTGCACTTGTTAAGTTTATATTTTCAAAAGATAAAGTTGTAAGCTGCGTATTACCTCTACTGTTTTCTACAGCACCAACTTCAGTGGTTTCTGTAGAACCCAATCTTAGATTCATAGCATCTACGTATTCGCCTGGTGGGAGAAGCCTCTCATCCACAGACTTATTCATACGTCCTTTTATAAAATTTGTGGTTACTATTGGCATACTACTTTATCCATTTATCCTGACCTCTTAAGTTCATTAAGAGTCGACCAGGATGTATATTACTTAATCTTATTTTTGCATTACGTAGTAAAGAAGACTTATCTTTTTGAGCTCTTCTTACTATATATTCTTGCACTCCTAATCTACTATTCAAAATAGAATATTTAATATATGCGTATATATATTCTTCAAATAATTTATTTACACTAACTTTAGAATCATCACCACCTTCCATACCATCTGAAACATATTCTAAAACAACAGAAGCACTTCCACCTAAAGAACTAAAATTAATTACTCCTGCTTTTTTATCTATAGTAAATGTAGGATTTACGTTTGCTGTTTCTGTGTTTAATCCGAATCTTGCACCGACTGCATAATCAAAATACCAGCAACCATCAACGCATGTGCCTTCACAATTATGAAACATACTATTGCTATTTAGATATATACCTCTTCTTCCTCTACTTAAATCTACTTGCGAATCTTGTGGGCTCAAAGGATTACCATCTTGGTCAAATAATATTCTATCATTGTTATCTTGTAAATAAGCTGAACTCCAATTAGTTTGTATGTTTTCGCTCATTGGATACAATACCCCATTTCTAAATTGAGATATTCTAACCCAGTTTACATAATCAGCTGGCAGAATAAACCTTGAATTATTTCCTACATCTAATTGTAATATTTTTATTTCTTTCATTGCGTCGTAATTCAACTCTTGAATACCACGTTTAGCATGAAATAATATTTGAAACCTGTTTATATTGTTTACTAATTCATGATTACCTTGATACATCAACATAAAATTATTTACTATATCTTGTAAAGACACATATTGATATGAGCCCCAGTTTGCGTCTTCAGGAGCGTTACCGTTATTAGTATAATATTGATATTGATTTATGTATGTCATCTTAGCTTGTTTCTTGTGTATCTGTTAATTCTTCTGTTTGTCCAAATTTGTATACTGCATCCTCTCTTATTTCTATACCTATATACTGACATATTTTTGCAACTAAATTAGGTTCATCAGATGCAGGCAATTCAAAGCTTTGATAGTCAGCAGCACCAGGATTAAATATAGGGTCTTGACCCGATGTTGTTAAATACGTCCAGTTTGGTGCTAATGGATATCTAATGTATTGTGCTTGCAATGCACCACCTTGAGTTATAGTAGTAGGATATACGGAAATAGTATTACCCAACACACCAGGTGAAACATTAGAACTTGCACCACCCAAAACATAAGCAGGATATTGCGAAGTTGGATAAGTAAGATTAGAGCTTGTTAAATAAAACAATTTGTTTTGATTTACTCTTTCTACTTCTGTTATATTATACTGGTCATATATATTATATGCTTCTGCGTTAGCCATAATATTTTCGCTAATAACTAAAGTAGTGTCATTTGTTATAGACGTAATGTACGCAGAAGTATTGTCACTGGTATTTGTTATTATATCGCCTACCGCTACTGAAGTTGTAAAAGTTTGATTTGCATCAATTAACTCATAACCATTTACTCCTGTTGTTGTTCCGCTAACTTTTATTGTTGGATAATAAAATATTTTGTTTATTAAATAATAATCTGCAGGTAAATTATATTGATTGTTTACGTTAGCTACTGGTTGAGCTAAATAAGCTGTAGCAGAAAACGTGTCAATTACTTCTTCTAAATTTTTAATAATATCAGCATAGCCTGTACCTGAAGTACGTTGATTTTCTCTATTTATCCAATTATTATATTGATAAAAATAATCTTCAAACAAATCCATTTGAGCTTGTAAGCAGTATAAATTAAAATCTTGTGGGGATATGTACCCATAATTATTTTTATTGGCAATAGCCAATACTGTATTTCTAACTGAATTTATCATGCGAGATTCTTTTTACAAATATAAGTAAAAAAAAAAGAGGCTTAATTGTTTAAGCCCCTTTCATAACTGTGGATTAGAGATTAGTTAGACCACTCTTCCTCAATCTGTCCTATTGCTGTAATAGGATATTTAGGTTTAAGTAAGTATACTGGTTTAGTCCAAGCTGTACCAAGTGCATTTTCAATCTCATCTACGATGCTATTAAGTTGCTCTTTGGTTTTAGCTGCATCACTTGCGCCTGAAGCAACAAGTTGGTAACCTAAAACTTGAGACGCTCCGTCAGCAGGATGACCTTTAATATCAGTCAAAATTTGAACTTGCGTATCACTACCTACTTCAATACCTAAAATATGATTTATAGGAATTATATGGTCAACACTATCAACCTCTACTTTTAAAAATTTAAGCATAGTTAAAAAATTTAAGGGTTAAACAATACCACAAAGATACGATTCCTTATTAATCTTTTTTAAGCTTCTTCTTTAACAATTTATAGGTTTCAACTCCGTCATCACCTTGAAAATAAGATGCTACTATATAGTAATGGTCTTCACCAAATGGTACTGATAATAATTTGTTTTTATTTTTTGGAAGATTAAAAAACACATCCTTACCATTGTTTTTCAAAATCAACCACGTGTTATTAAAAAACTGAACAACATCTCCATATAAATTTAACATAGGGTCGTTGACTGTTTCTATAAAATCTTGTGGATTATTTTTTGCATATAACAATACATCTCTTTTTAATTCAGAGGTTGTAAGCCTATCGGCTGCACCTCCCATTAGAACTCTACATACTGTAACAAGCTCATCACCTTTTAAATTCTTTGCCATAATTTGGGCTTCTAATCCCATTTCAACAAAAGCTAATTCTGCAGCTGCATCTTTTTCATTGTTGATTTCTTCAAAAACACTACCATTAGATGGATGGTAATATAAAAATTTTTGAAGTGCTTGATTAGTTCTTGGAACTGACAACATACCATCCTCAAACATTACAGGTTCTAATACTGCATTTCCATCTTGCTCATCCTCGAATGGAGACTTTTGATTTCGTGCATATCTAAGAGGTCTATTGACTCCTTTTTCTTCATCGAACCATAATAGTGGGGACCTGTTGGTGTGTCTTGAAGCTAACATATAAGTTAGCGGTATTTGCCTAAGTAGTAATCTATAGGCTTTATCTGCGTATTTATCTTTATTTACTTTTTTCATTTAATTTAAATTTAATTTGATTAATAAAAAATATCAGGGGAGGAGTATACCTCCCCTAATATTAGTGTTTACTTCTTATTAGTTTTGGAATAAGAAGAAGTTGTTTGCACCTAAAACACAAACTGCTCTTTCAGATAAGAAGTTAACTTCCATCGCATCTAAAGAAGATGTTCTTGCTCCACCAGCTGAGCCAGTAATCCAAGTTTTATATCTTCTATCTTCTGCTTCAGAAGCTCTATATCTTACATGTAAGAATGGTCTCTTAGCGTTTTTACCAAGTATTTGGTCATAAACTGAAGTAGAACCAGCTGGAACTAATAGTCCATTGATACCACCTGCTACTAATCCACCTCTCATAGTTGGGTCATTTAGGTATTTCCAGTCAGACTTATAAAAGTCATAACCTCTTCTAAATCCAGAGAAACCAAGGTTAAGTGCCATTTCTTCATCATTGTCAAATAGACCATAAGATGTACCACCACCTCCGTAAGAGTTTTGTGTTGATAACATATCGTCAATATCAAATGAGAAGTTTCTGTTTACGAAGATTACATTTTCTTCGATTGCACCTTGCTTATCTAATCTTTGAATAATGCTGTCGAAGTCAGCTAATGATGTTGGGTTACCGCCACCATAAACGTTACCTCTTGCGCCTACTTCAAAGAATACACCTTTAGAACCACTTAATCCAGCAACAGACGCAGCTGCACCTGTACCTTGTAAATAGTCACCAGCACCTGAAGCTGCTTCAGCTGGTACTGCTTCTACTAAAGCTGTTTCCATGTAGTCTTCAAATCTTAGTCTTGTATCGTGCTCAGACTTTAGATACCATAAGTATCCACTTACTCCGTCTTCTCCACTTACTTCAACCCAGCCAATTTGTGCCATATCAGAACCTGATACAGAGTATTTATCTTTTAAGATAATTGGCTTATTGTCAAAAAAGAAATCGTCAGATTCTAATGAACCTACCATTCCTTCAGTTCCTTTTGCAAATTCAGAACCGTAAATAAAGACATCACATGCTACACCCGCTGCTACTGATTGTCCAGCTGCTTCATAATAAGCTACTGTAAATGTATTTGGGTTTGCGTTAGTTGGTCCAGCTGTAACAATCGCTTTGTTTGTTAGTGATGAACCTGGAGTGTTGTCTGAAATCATTACAGTTTGACCTACTCTAATAACGTTTTTAGCATCTCTCGCTGTGTTAGGGTTAGCTAACGCAGGATTGAAGTTAGTTAAGTTATTTGGAATTGTCCAAACTGCTCCAGAGTCTGTACCTGCAGCTGCTGCTGAAGTACATGCTTTGTATTTAATATGCAATCTTCCTTGCTCTGCCCATTTAATAAGGTCAGAGTTAGAAGGCATTTCTGCTCCTACCATACGTAGGAATGAACTAATGCTTCTATTACCATATCTTTCAAATTCTTTCTCGTAAGTATCTGGTAGATACTGATTCAAGAAATCAAAATCTTTGATATAATTCGTTTCAACAGGAACCTGTTGAGCCGAAGGTTGTAAATCGAAGCCAGGGCTAATATTTACTGCCATAACTTTAAAATTTTAATTTGTTAAACTTTTTTAATACTTCTAATTTTGAGTCCTCTACCACTCGAAGTATCTCCTACAGCTTTTATTTTTAAACTATTTTTCGTGCTAAGTTGCGGGGCTCTACGAACATCCATATTGATATTCTTAGATTTTCTTGCTACATCATCTACTGTTGCAGCAACACCCTGCTCATAAAAAAACTTTGCAAACTTTTCAGGATTCATAGCTATTGACATAGCTCTATGATATCCCGCTGCGTCTTTCATAAGT